AAAGACAGGTACGCAAGGTTTAAAGAATAACCACGAGAGAAGTAAAATGCCAGTAGAACTATGTAAAGAAATACTATCTTACCACTTATAAACCTATATTACCACTCATCACATTTTTAGCAGTAGTAAAGAAATTTATATTACATTTGTATTAAGAAATTAAAACAAACCATTCCACCGCTTGAATTATACACCGAAAGGAATAACTCAATTTTATTAAGACTTCTAGCGGGATAGTCCCACAACTAGATTAAAAAGCGGGGGAGGTTTTAAATATTAGATTATGAAATTTGAAAAAGGAAAGACAGTAAGAATGACAAAGTCTTTTTATGAGAGTATACCAGAGGGAACTATATTAAGTATGGACGATGTTTCCCTTTGTAAGAGTTCATTTTTATGCTATGATTATCCAAACGAGTTTGTTTGGTTTTCAGACTGCGAAGAAATAGAGGAGGATAAAAGTTATATACATTTTGACAAAGAAACAATAGATGGCATTAGAGATAGGTTTTTAAAAAATGCACACTACTCAACTAGAACGGTAAACGGTTTAGACGTTATCGATTTAGTTAAGCATTGGAATTTAAACTTTAACGAAGGTAATATATTAAAATACCTACTTAGAGACAAAGGACAAGACAAACAAGACTTAGAAAAGATAATAGACTACGCACAAAGAGAACTAAAGCACTTGAATAATGAAGAAGTATAGAGTTAAAAAGAATAGTATTAACAGACTTAGAGCAACTTTATACTTGTTGAAGTATTCAAGGAACTACTTTTTTAAGAATGGAAGTTTAAGATTAAACACAGATAGAAACAAAGAAAACAATTATTATGATTAAGACAATAGAATTACACGGTATAGAGTTTGAAGTAGAATACGATCCGATTGATGCGGAGGAAGAAACAAACGCAGGAGCAGACGTGGAGATATTAAACGTAGAGCATAACGGTTCTTGCTTTTGGGAGTTCTTCACTAATTACGGCTTCGAGGGTTTAAAGGATGAATTACTAAACCAGTTGACATTTTAGATAACGGTTTGTATATGAGCCGTTGAACGATAACTTAGATTGAAAAACAAATGTAAATATTAACCACTGAACTTGATAAATGCTACTAACAATGGCTTATATACTTTGTTATAATGCGTTATTGAGAGAAGGAAAAACGAAACACAATGAGAAGAACTTATAATATAGGAAATTGCTGCAAATACGGAAATGTAGTTGCAGTTTCTGAAAAACTAAATGAAGTTACGAAAGATGAATTTTATGGTGAAATAGATAAAAGCATTACTGTAAATCAACTGCAACGGCATGAAAAAGAAGCAAAACTTATTAAAAACTTAAAGCAAGGTGTAACACTTGGTAATGATTATTACTTAATAAAAGATGTGCGTGGGGTTAATGCATTATAACGCAATTAGATGTAGCGTTTTAATGCTATCTCTAATCAGTTATAAAGCGTTTTAATGCTTTACCCTGTAACACAAACACTTTACAAATAATTAATTAAGTAAACAAATAACTTTACAAATGAGAAATAAACTAATAGAGGGCGGTTATAAATTACCGCTATTCTTTGCAGTAGTCATTCTACTATTGCTAGGATTGAAAGTCAAAGGACAAACTAAAGAGGAAGTACTAAAGGAATTGATCCGACAGGAAGTAAAACACCCTAACATAGTACTAGCACAGATAAGACTAAAAAGCGGTAATATGACAAGCAAACTATACAAGGCTAATAGAAACTTCGCAGGAATGAAACTAGCAAAGGTTAGAGAGACAACCGCAGGAGGGGAGAGATACAATCACGCTTGGTATAACAACTGGAAAGACTGCGTTAAAGATTTAAAGATATGGCAGGATGAATATTACAAAGGTGGAGACTATTACGACTTCCTAGAGGAAATAGGCTACGCAGAGAGCGAAGATTATATTAATAAATTAAAAGAGTTTTAAGATGATACAAGCAAATGAATTAAGGATTGGAAATTACTTTGAAACCTCTAACATAAATTATAGTAAAGTAACAAGTATTAAGCAATATAATGTTTATTGTGAATCTTATTTTCCTCACGAATTAGAACTATGCAAACCTATCCCACTAACAGAAGAAATACTTTTGAAGTGTGGGTTTGAGGGTAAGTTAACATTTTGGAAAGGATTATTAGGGGTATCTTTGCTTGATGGAATTACGATGATTAATGAATTTAACTATGACTGTGAATATTTACACGTTAGAACTAGATACCTCCACCAACTACAAAACCTTTACTTTGCATTAACAGGAGAAGAGTTAGATATAAAGTTATAAACACTACTAAACCTATTTAAACATTTTACGTATATTTGACAACGTGAAAGAAATAATAGCAGAGATTAGTAAAGAGGTCTATAAGATTTGCAAGGTAGTTAGTAATAACAACCAACTAAAAGACGACCTAGCGCAAGAGGTTTTACTTGTACTACTAGAGAAAGAGGAAGAGGATATTATAGATTTGCATAATAGAGGTAAGTTACTCGACTATGCTTTTAGGATAGCGTGGTTTAAATGGAATAGTAATAATGGAGTACCAGTAGGAGGGGTTAACAATTCCAACTTTAAAGCAATTTATAGAGACTATCAAATAATAAATAGTGTGGAGTTAGAAGATGTACACCACTTTACTAGAGAGATAGAGCAAACGCCTAGAGATAGAGTTAATGAGATATTCAAAACCTTATCTACTTTAGAGCGTAGAACCTTACAAGAGTATATGGCTTTGAATTTAACAATGTCTAACCTAGCCAATAACACAGGAATAAGTAGAAGTAATTTAAAAATAAGATTAGATGCAATTTTTGACAAAGTTAGGAGCGTATGAGATAGGTTTACTATTAACCGCTTTAACATTAGTACAAGTATGGTGTAATGAATTACCCAATATGGTAGGCAGGGAGTTAATACCCTACAAACCTTTTAACTGTGAGACGTGTTTATCTTGGTGGTTAGGAGTACTTTTAGTATTGGTTACACAAAATCCAATATTTATTATACTTTACTTAATGAATAGTATTTACAACAGAATAAAATTATAATGGAATTAGATAAAGTAATAGAGGTAGTTAAACACTATGCAAAGAACAAAAGTTATCACTCAATCGATAAAAACGACAGGGAGTTTATTATTAAGTTGCATGATCAACTTATTCCTATGGATATACCTCTTTATAAAGCAAACTCTGGAGGGTGTGATGCGTGTATTAGGAAAGCAATGGCGAGGTTTGTTGTGCATATTGATACCCTCTTATCGTATGTTGAAGATAGAAAGCCTAAAGAGGAAAGTAGAACTACACAACCAAAGAAGAAACGAGGTCGTCCAAAACGCAAAAAATAATATGTTAACCAGTACTGAAAGACTAGAGGTAAGAGAAGACGGGCAGTTAATCCTAAACATTGGAGAAGATGCTTTTTTGTATGCAGACGGTATAGCAGAAGTAGAAGTACAATTTTTAAGAACTGATAGTACTTTAGATATGTTATTTATTTATGAGATTAACGAAGAGGAAGAGGAATGAAAGAAGAGTACAGAAATATAGAAGGATATAGTTTTTATCAAGTAAGCAACTTAGGCAATGTTAAATCCTTGAAGTTTAATAAAGAAAGAATACTAAAACCTAGTAAAGATATTAGCGGTTATGATTTTGTAGTTATCACTAGTAATAAAAAAAGAAAAACTATTAAAATTCATCAACTAGTGGCAATGGCTTTTTTAAATCACAAGCCTAATGGGATGAAGATAGTAGTAGATCACATTGATAATGATAAAGACAACAATAAATTAAGCAACCTGCAATTAATTAGCCATAGAAAAAATACAAGTAAAGATAAAAATGGTGCATCTAAATATACAGGAGTTAGTAAGTTTAAAAAAGGTAATAAGTGGGTGGCGCACATAAGGATAAATAGTAAGAGTAAATATTTAGGTTTATTTAATTGTGAACTTGCAGCAGCACACGCTTATAATAAAGCACTAAAAAATGAATTATGCAATTAGACCGTAAGACAATAGCCAAAGTATGGAAAACTATAAATCAACTTAAAAGGGTTGGTTATAAGGTTAAAGATACTGACATAGTAATGAAAGTTAATGTAACTAATGAGCAAGGGGAAGTAACCAAAGTTCAAGACGTTACCTATAAGAATATTAAAAAGTATTTAAGGAAGTTATGAGAATAGTATTAACTACAGGAGAGCATTACAACGTTAACAACTGCGTAAAGGGGGAGTTAATGCAGATAATAGCAAAGCACGACAGTCTAGGTATTAACTTTATTATGTTGGATGTTAATATTTACACTAAAGGAGACTTTAGAGGAGTAAAGAGAATGTTTAACTTAAATCATATTGTTGAAGTATGGGACTAACAGACAAGCAGACTAAATTTTGTCATCTTTATATTGAACTTGGAAACGGTGCAGACGCTTATAGGAAAGCATACGAAGTAAAGGATAGTACAAAGAATGAGACTTGCGCTAACAACGCTTACAAGTTATTACAGGATAACGACATTTTAACGACAATAGAAGAACTTAGAAAAGAGACTGCAAAAGCACATTTGATAGATAGATCATTTATTATAAAAGGTCTATTAGAAATCATTTCCGATGCTGACTATACTTTTAATCTAGGTAAGGATAATAAACTATCTAAAGAGGACGGTAAAGCCTTTTATAGAATAATGCAACAAACTAAGAACACGGATAAGTTAAGAGCGTTAGAGCAGTTGGCTAAGATGTTAGGGCTGAACGCACCAGAGGAAAGCAATGTTAAGCAGACAATAGAAATAGTAGAGAAGTCAAGAGATGAATAAGAAAGCGTTAATATTATCAATATTGTTTACTGTTTTAATAGGTGCTTTAGGTGTTGCTTTAGTTCTTATTAAATATGCTTTTTTAGTGTTTATGGTTGGTGGTGCATTGTTCACTATTGGATTATTATTTTATAACATATTCACTATGGAGGACTAATGGAAGTAACGCCAGTATTCACAAAGAATAGACTAACAGATAAAAAGATAGTTGTTAATAGAGGAGGGACTAGAAGTAGTAAAACCTATTCTATTGCACAACTTTGTGCTTTGTGGTTAATGACAGGAGAGTGCGGTAAAGGTAACTATATTATGAAAGGGGTTTGGTCAACAGTTAGAAAGCATCAAACAACTTTAGAGAAAACAGTAGTTAGAGACTTTGAGGAGATACTACAAGATAACGGCTTTTATAATCAAATAGACCATAACAAAACTAAAAAGACTTATCAATTTAGTGGGCGTATGGTTGAGTTCTTTGGAGCAGATGACCAACAGAAACTAAGAGGAGCAAAAAGGAATATACTATACTGTAATGAAGCCAACGAGTTAGAATATCGAAGCGAGTTCTTTCAATTATTAATGCGTACCACAGATAAGATATTTATAGATTTTAACCCAGACGATGAAGATATTTGGATTAACACAGAACTAGAGAAGAGGAGAACACTAGACAAGGGAGACGTTGAGACAATAGTAAGCACATACAAAGACAATACTTTCTTACCTATTGCTTTAGTAGAAGAGATTGAATACTTACAAAAGACAGACCCAGAGTTTTGGAAGATATACGGTTTAGGAGAATACGGTAATATAACAGGGCTAATTTATGAGAATGTGAACATAGTTAACTCAATACCCGACAACGCTAAAAAGGTTGCAACAGGTTTAGACTTTGGTTTTACTAATGATCCAACCGCTTGTATTGAAGTTTATAAGCACGACAAAGATTTATACCTAAAAGAGATAATATACGAGACAGGCTTAACTAATGAAGATATAGCAAACCGTTTAAAGTCTTTAGGTTATACTATGCAAGATGAGATTATTTGCGATAGTGCAGAGCCTAAAAGTATAGAGGAACTTTACAGGCAAAGAATAAACGCCAAACCAACTAAGAAAGGAAAGGATAGTATAAACAACGGTATAGACGTTTTAAAGCGTTTTAATATCAATGTACTTAATACTTCATCTAACTTGCGTAAAGAGTTTAGAAGTTATAAATGGGCAACAGATAAGACAGGTAATAGCGTAGGTAAACCAATAGACAAATTTAATCACGGAATGGATGCGGTAAGATATGCCGCTATAATTCATTTAGCACATAGAAATACTGGTATTTATTCAATAATTTAATTAACTTTGTGATATGAAAGCACTAGACAACCTACAAGAATATCTAAACCATAGAATAGATATTATGTGTAACAATCCTAAACTGTGGATTAAGCAACCTCAACTACTACCTACCTTTGATTATTACGTTAAAAACTGTATAGAAGATAAGGGGGGTAAATATGACTTCACAGTAAGGAGGTACGTAAAAGAAGTTAATAAATATAAACCGAGTATGTCGTGTAACTTTATAAATGTAATACACGAATTACCAGAGGTTAATACAATAACTAAACATTCTTACTGGATGAGTACACCTTTTAACTTTAAATCTTATACTACAATAAATGAGACTACCTAAGAACTGGAAAGAAATAACCATAGGACAATACATTAACCTTTTACCGTCATCGTATAAAGGAATGAATGAAGTAGAAAAGGTAATACACTCCTTATCTATTTTAACAGAGCAAAGCAAAGACGAGATAAGGAAGTTATCTATTGACCAAGCCAAAGAGTTAAATAGTAAACTAGACTTTCTAAATGAACTACCAAAGGAGCATTACAAAGCCACGTTTAAATTAAACGGTGTAAGGTATAGAGTAGAACCAAACGCTAATAAGATGAGCGCAGGAAGTTACATCACTACTATGCATTTATTCCAAGACTTGGCTAATGATCCCGAGAAGATTGAAAAGAATTTACATATCATATTGGCGCAGGTAGTACAACCTATAAAGCGTAAGTGGTTCAAATGGGTTAACTATGAAAAGGATAGAATGGAGATAGCGGAGGAGTTCTACAACGGTTTAAGTATGGAGGTGGCTTATCCGATATGTGTTTTTTTTTGCAGTCTCTCGAAACACTTAACACCAATTATAGAAGATTATTCGACAAGGACACTAAGCAAGATACAGGAAGAACTTACGGAGGTACAAAAGGATTTGAGCAATGGGGCTGGATAATAACCTTAGATAACCTTAGTAACGGCAATTCTGACAAGTGGCATTACTTCACAGAGTTAAATGTTATAGAGTTTTTAAACGTCTGCGCTTATCACAAGGACAAACAAAAAGAGCAAGAAAGACAAAGAAGATTAGCAGAATTAAAAAATAAATAAAGTTTTTTCACTTTTTGTTTGGTAGTTTAAATAATTGTGTTACATTTGTATTAACAAATTAAAACAATAAGAAAATGACAACTTTAGGAACTGTAACAAAAGCATTAGAAAACAGAAACTTTAAAACTAACGGAGTTTATTCTGAATTACCAAAAATTACTTATAATTTAATTATTAAAGTTTTAAACTTTGGAGAATCACAAATTGAAAAGTCAACTTTAGGAAAAGGAGTAAAAGAGTTAGTTTTAGAACTTGCTAGATTAGATGGTAGAAAGTCTATTGTTTGCCCTGTAACATTTAAAAATATATTAGTATGATAATGAGAGATCAAAAATTTAACGAGTTAAAAGTTGGGCAAATAGTCCACTTTGGACTTCGTTATGACCAATTCGATGGTGAAGTAATGGAAGTTAACCACGAAGAAGAACAAGTAGTTATTAAAAAGAAAGTTAAGTATTATGATGACTACTACACTTATGAAACTTTCAACAAAATAGCGTGTAGTAGTTACATAACAATAATAAAAGATTTATAATGAATACAAATAGAGAAGAAAACATATTAAGAAATGAATTAAAATTTTTAAAAGAGTTACTATGAAAATATACAATGTAAACGGGGATTACTACAAAAATAAAGAAGTAGCAGAAAAGAAAATGAAAGATATTGCTATAAAATATTGGAAAGAAAATCCATTAGACGAGAGAGATTTAGAAAACTTAATTTGCGGAGGTAAGCAATATGTAGCAGATAGATATTTAAAAAAAGAATATGCTAAAATAGTTTCTTATATAAAAATAATAAATGTTAAATGAAACACTACGCCCTACGTCTACCTCCCGAACTAATCGAAGCGATTAAGAAAGACGCTAAAAAGAATGAGAGAAGTACAAGCGCACAAATTAGATTAATATTAAATAAACATTTGAATATGAAAAAGATTATAACAGTATTTGCACTACTTAGTTTATTAAGTTGCAAGAAAGAAGATCCAGTAGTAGCAAAGGAAACTACAACTACAACGGTAACAAGTTACGAGCCTAAAACCTTTTACTTTAGTCAAGATTATAAATGGAGTATTAAAGGTAAGATAGGATTAGCAAGCGAGCCTATGCCTCCTTTAATGTGGCAACTTTATAGTTGTTCAGATATGGATGCAACCTTTAACGATGGAGACGAGTATAGAGTACAGTTTTACAGTAATGATGTACAAGGTTATCCAACGGTATTAGACTTTGAAGCGGTTGTAACTTATGAGAATGGAGAGTTAACAGTTAATAAGACGGCAGGTAATTATAATATGTTTTATAGTGATGACTGCGGAATGTTTAAATATTTAGTGAAGTAAGTTTAACAAATGCGGATTAGTTAGGCTTAGCCACTTCTTTAATTAGAGGTGGCTTTTTTGTTTCTACAACTTTAATTAATTTTTATACTTTATAGGTAATGGCAGACGGTATTAATATAGAGGGCGGTTTTGATGACTTAGATTTAACGTCTGACTTTTTAGACGGTTCTATTCAAGGCTTGCTACTAGACTTCGCTAATAAGTTACAAAGTGATTTAACACAGTCTGCTAAGAATAAAGGACACTACACCGCAGCAGGTACTTTAATGAAAGATTTAAGTATAGCCCCTAAGATAGTAGAAACTGATAACGCTATTATTTACGCTTTAGAGTTAGAGCAATACGGTACTTATTTGGATCAAGGGGTAAGCGGTACTAAAAGGAAGTTTAACAGCCCGTTTAGTTACAAAGAAAGTAGTAAGTTACCTATTAAACCAATGGAGCGTTACGCACGTTTAAAGGATGCTTTAGGAATAACAGAGGAGAAAGATGTTAAAAGGTTTGGTTATTTGGCTGCACGTAAGATTAAGATGTTTGGAATTAAGCCGTCTTACTGGTTTAGTGATGTAGTAACAGATGGTAGGATAGAAGAACTAGAGGAAGAGATAGGAAAAAAACTAGCCTTTGTTATGATAGAGAGATTTACAGATAATAAAATTAAAAGAGTATAATGGCAATAACAATAGAGCAAAGTCCTGTATTTTTTGCACCTGCTTACAATTACATAGTAATTACGGCAAGTAGTACCAACGTAGCACAGCCTAAGTTTAACTTTATCTTTGAGATTTACGATGGTGCAAACACAACACTACTAACCACATTAAGAATACCACCAGAGATTAACTACTCTTACGGGGTATGCCATATTAACAGAGTGCTAGAGGGTTATTTGGGTACTGACTTTTTCAAAGATAGTGCAGATACACAACCTAAAGACTGTCCTAATAGTTACTATGAATATACAGTAAGAGTAGGAGAAGAGTACGAAGTAGCAGGAGTTATAACACAATATTTAAACCTCGCTAGTGTAGGTTCTACTTGTTGTAATTGGTCATTGAAGTATAATAGAATAACAGGAGGAGTTACACCTATTGACGATTACGACTTAGTAGGAACTTCTAGTAAGTTCTTTACTTCAATAGATACTAGAACAGTAGATAGAACAGATGAGGGGTTTATGCACTTTTACGGAGCATCTCAACCCTCTAACTTTAAAATACAAACATACTTTAGTGATGGAAGTATAGACCAAACCGCAACAATTACAAACCCTGCTTTAGCAGACGTGGCTATGTTCCCTTGCAACCCTGTAAGCCTTAACGCTGCAACTTTAGCAACAGGGACGCAACCTTTAATAGATACGGATATATTTAGTTATGTGATATTTTCAGAAGATGGTTTTGTTTCAAGCCAAAACTATACTTTTAATGTGGTTGACTATTGCACACCTGCAACACTACACTTTTTAAATGACTTAGGAGGGTTTGATAGTTTCCCTTTCCAAGTGGCTAAAGATAGTTATACGTTTGAAAAGGAGTATTATAAACAAGACCCTTTACGTATTCAAAGTGATGGTTCTTACGTATTCTCTAACCTAGATAGAGAGGTAGTACAAAACTACACTAACCAAAAGCAAAAGACTAGATTAATATCTAATTGGATTAGTTCAGAGGAGAGCGAATGGTTAAGAGAATTATTTTCTAGTCCCGAAATCTATTTACAAAAGGATGGAGAGTTTACAAGCGTATTATTAAAGGTTACTGACTACCAACAAAAGTACGAGGAGTTTGATGAGATATTTAACATAGAAGTAGAGATAGAATATTCAGTAGATAGTTACAGACAAAGATACTAATACATTTATATTGTGATAACAGAGAAATTAATATTTAAGATACCTTACGAGTTTGACCCTGTGGAAAGTTGGGCGGATATTTTCGGTGCTAATTTATTTGATTGGTGGGACTTTAACGATGCTACTAGTATGACGTTAACAGGTGCTTTAATAGATAATATTACTAGTCAAGTAAGCAGTAGACCATTTGCTGATGGTGCTGGTTTAAGACCTACTTTAATAACTGATGCAACAATAGGCAGAGATGTTGCGGACTTTGATGGAGTTCTAACTAGAATGACTTTAACTAGTCCTGCAACTACTTCAACCTATAACTTTTTGCACGATGGTAGCGGAGGGTGTATAATAATGATAAGTAGAAATACTTTAAGCGGAGCAACTCAAATACCTTTATCTAACGCTTTTGGTGCTAGTGAGCGAGGTTTTAGAATGCAGTTTGGAACTTCCGACCAAGTTTTTAGCGTTGTAAGCAATGGAAGTGCTAACGTAGTCGTAGGAGCATCTTCCAACACTTTCACAGTAAACAAGTGGAATAGTGTAGTTCAGTCAATAGACGCAGATAACGCAACCGCTAACGACAGAGTAGAGCAAGTTCTAAATGGAACATCTACAAAAGGAAACACATTTACAGGAACACCTAGCACTAGAAATGCTTTAAGAAACTTAGAACTAGGAAAGGCTGCAAGTGCAACAGGAGCATATTTTAAAGGTCAAATTTCTGAAATAATAATAGTTAACACTATACCAACGGCAGGACAGTTAGCAAGATTACAAACTAAAATAGAAGCAGACTATGGCACTTTCCCTATATAAATTTAGAATACTAGAAGATAGCGAAGAGATACCTGTTGACTTTGAGGTAGGGCGTATTTTACCCGATGGGAAACAAGTTGTTAAAACGTGGGACTTAACGCAAGATGGTTTAACAGATTTAGAAGTTATAGAGTACATTAATATTAATTATCCAATAGGAGAAGAACTTTAATAAATGGCAATAGGATATAATAATTACGAGATAACTTTAAAGGAAAGTTTACGCCCTGCGATTACTTATGCGGTTAATGATTTAAAAGACCCTAGCAAGCGTAAAAGTGATTATAGTAAAACTATCACGCTACCAAGTTCTAAAGAGTTAGATAAGTTGTTTAACGACATCTTTGAAATAAATGTAGAAACTTTAGACTTCAACCCAAACAAGAAAACAGAGATAACTTATTTAGCAGATGAGCAAGTACAGTTAGAGGGTTATTTAAAACTTGATGAGGTTGTTATAAATGATCGTAATAAAATAGAATACAAAGTTTCTATCTTTGGTAAGGTAGGAGACTTATTTAATAATATTGGAGAGAATGAGTTAACAGATATTACAGGGTTAGATAAATATAATCACGGTAGAGTTACACAAAACCAAGTTAATAGTTGGGACACGTCAGTAGAGGAGAATGGTAGCCCCGTAGCATTTGCTTATGGTAAAGGTTATGTTTATCCACTTTTAGACTATGGGTTTAATTCAGATTTGCAAGAGTATAACGTAAGCCATTTAATGCCTGCTATCTATGCTAAAGAATACATAGACGGTATTTTTGCAGATGCAGGTAAGACTTATACAAGCGCATTTTTTAATAGTAGTTTATTCAAGCATTTAATAATACCTTTTAACGGTACTGAAATACACAAGACCCAAGCGCAATTAGACTTAGATTTATTTAGGGCAGATAGTGCAAGCGTAACCCTTTCTAGTTTAGCAGTATTTGAGACTATTATATTCCCTAATGAGGTGCTAGATGCTGGAGGTAGTTACGATCATACAACAGGTATTTACACAGTACAGGAGGCAGGTTATTACGACTTCACAAGCATACTAGATATAAAAGCAGAATATACACCAAGTGGGAACGCAGTAGACGTTTATATTAATAGACCTGTATTTGCGCAAGTTTCGATATTTGTAAACGGTGTAGCGGAAAGTTCTAGTAAGATTGTATTGGGAGATACAACAGTAGCAATAGCACCAGCAGCAACTTATGACACGGGGACGGATGTAGCCTATCCAAGTGATGCACACGGTACAGGAATAGCAACTAATGCAGGGGGCGTAATGACTTATGAAGATATTAAAAAAACCAACCCTGCTAGTAATTTACCTACAACAGTTTTAAACCGCCCACTAATAGCAGGCGAAACAGTAGAGGTAAAAGTAAGATATTACAATGCACCACAACAAAGGTATAGTAGTTCTGATTACTTCACAGATAATGCAGGTAACTTCTTTAGCGGTACGGTTGATGTAACTATTAATAGCGGTAAGTTCTTAAACAACAGTTCTAATAGTGCAGTACAGGAGACGGGTACTATTGATATGTATCAAGTTATTCCACAGAACATAAAGCAAAAAGACTTCTTAACAAGTATATTTAATATGTTTGGTTTAGAGATTGAAACAGATAAGGACGACCCGAATAATTATATTATAGAACCTTATAGCACTTTCTACCAAAGTGGAGCGAGAGATTGGCAGCATAAGATAGATAATAATAGCGAGTTGATTTATGAGCCTATGGGCTTATTAGAAGCATCTGAATACTTGTATAAATATAAAGATGACAAAGACTATTATAATGCAAGTTACGAGGGAGAATTTAACGAGACCTACGGACAAAGAAGCGGTTTAATTGATAACGATTTTGTAAAGAAGATTACCACAACAGAGGTTATATTTAGCCCTACTCCTATCGTTGGCCAAAGTAATTTAGATTTAATAGTTCCTACTATTATAAAGAATGATAGTAACGGATATAATACAACCGCTCATAATATTAGAATACTTTATTACGGTAGTTTAAAAAATCCTTATACGGTGTGGAGTTTGAGTAGTAACTTTGGAACGTCTACGGATTACACTGGTTACCCTTACGCTGGTCATTTTGCTGACCCTTTTAATCCTACTTTCGATCTTAATTTCGGATAACCTAAACACTTGTATTCAGAA